CAACAGATGATAAATCACTTCAATCCAATCATATTGATGGTGTAAAAACAAACAATCATATTGATAATTTGGAATGGGTAACTGCGTCAAGAAATTTGCAACATTCCTATGAACTTAATTTAAGGGAACCTAGAAAAGGAGAAAAAAATTGTGGAGCAAAATTAACCGAAATACAAGTTAAAGAATTAAAAGGATTATACTTAACTGGTAAATATAAACAAAAAGAACTTGCGGAGATATTCTTAATAAGTGATTCTCAAGTAAGTAGAATAGTAAACAATAACCAATGGAAACACCTATAAAAAAAAGAGGTAGAGGACAACCAAGAAGTGAAACAAAATTTCCAGATAATTGGAAAGAATTGATTTTGGAATCGGGTCGTCAAGGAAAACATATAACTGATTTTTTAATCAAATTAGATATTAGTTGGGAAAATCACGATAATTTATTGGAACGAAATAAAGAATATAGTGAGACCGTATTACAATATCAAAAGTTATGTGAAAATTGGTGGTTTGAGAATGCACATTCACACATGGTTGAAAATGGTGGAGCAAGATATAATCAACGTCTATGGTCATTAATCATGAGAAATAAATTCGGAAAACGTTGGTCCGATAAACAAGAAGTTGACGTTACAAGTCAAGGAGATAAAATCCAACAAAATAAATTAGAAATAGAAATCATTAAAAAATCTGACATATTATGAAAGTTAAACAAGGAGACAAGGAATACAATTATAACTACAGAGCGTTATGGGTAAGTCCTGAAATTCACACTCAAATTAGACACATCGCATTAAAGAACGAAACCAGTGTAAATGGTGCAATTAGTATTCTTTTAAACGAGACAAAACAGAGTGAAGTTAAAAGCAAGTGAATTATATGAGTTAATTCAAAACGTAAAAAATGAAAATAAAAGATACATTTTTTTGCGTGGTTCAACTCGTTCAGGCAAAACTTATGCTGCAACACAAGATGTAATTGTTGAATGTTTATTAAATAAGATAACATTAACAATTGCTCGTTCAACACAAGTAAGTTTAAAATCAACAATTCTTCAAGATTTCAAATCCATTTTGGAATCATTAGGAATATTCAAAGATGAGAATCTCAATAAATCAGAATTAATCTATAAATTTGAGAATGGTTCAATTGTAAGGTTTATTGGTCTTGATGATTCAACAGGAAAATTGCGTGGATTAAAATCTGATATTGTTTTGGTTGATGAGATTAACACAATCGAAAAATCTCAATTTGTTCAATTGGATATTAGAACATCCAAATATCTTATCTGTTGTTACAACCCTGAAATTCCACAAGATTGGTGGGGTTTGGATTATGAGAATAAAACAAATGGAATAATGATTCATTCAACTTGGAATCAAAATCCATTTTTGGATGAACCAACCATTCAAGCAATTAAAGATTTGAAAGATGTTGATTATGACTTATATCAAATTTATAATCTTGGATTAATTGTTGAACCAAAAGAAAAGATATTCACTCAACCACAAACATACGATGTATTACCATCATCAATTAAATCAAAATACTTTGGAATTGACTGGGGTTTTAGTAATGATGAATTTGCAATGGTGGAAGTAAATGTGGATGGAAAGAATCTATATATTAAACAACTTATCTATGAATTGGGATTAACCAATGAAGATATTATTTATAAAATAAGAGAATTGGGTTTGGATAGAAGTGTCAATATTGTTGCAGATTCCGCAGAACCAAAATCTATTGCAGAACTAAAAAGATATGGATTGAATATAAGACCTGTAAATAAATCATCAATCTTATATGCAATTCAAAAGATGAAACAGTTTCAAATATATATTCATCAAGATTCCGTTGATTTAATTAATGAATTCTCAAATTATAAATTCAAAAAAGATAGAATAGGAAACATAACCAATGCAACAACGGGTAAAGACCACTTAATTGATGCAACCAAATATGTAATCATTCAATTCTTGGATAACAAACAAAAACTATTAATCATATGATAATCTATAACAACGAACAAAAAATTGAAGTACCCGAATATTTGTCGATTCGACATTATCAGAAATTAACAAAAATGGGTGGTCCAAATACAATGGAAATTATTTCTGTTTTAACTGATATCTCAATTGAAGATTTAAAAGAATTGGAACCAAACAATTTTAATTTTTTGGAAAAGAAATTGGTTCCAATGTTACATGTTGATAAACCAAATAAAATTGTTTTTCAATTTAAACATAATGAAAAAGAATATGGTCTTGTAACAGATTTCTTTAAATTAACAATGAGTGAATGGGTTGATTTGGAGGTATATTCCAATTCAGAAAATGTGGTGGATAATATTCATAAAATTATGGCGATACTTTATCGACCTGTAACAAAAAAATTAAAGAATAACAAATATCAAATTGAGAATTATAATTCAAATGAAATAGAATCTCGAGCGGAAGAATTTTTGGATTTACCGTTGGAGTTCTATTTAAGTGTCTCCACTTTTTTTTTGCAAAGCGTAACGACGTTCACAGAAATTTTAAGGGATTCTTTGAAACTGAAGAACCAGAAGATGAAACTGAAGATGATGATAAAGAAACTCCCAAAGATGATTTACCAAAAGATACGCAACAAACTGCGAGGTTTTATTGGAAATGTCTAATGATTCTTTGTAATGACGATATAACAAAACTTGACCAAGTAAATAATATGAACTTAATTCTATGTTTGAACTTTTTATCATATAAGAAAGATGAAGCCATTCAACTCAAAAATGATATGAAAAAAATGTCGGGTAAAAATTATGTCAAATAAAAACTATTTATAAAAGAATGGAACATTACTTAACTTATAAGAAATTAATTGAATTATTACAAAATAATCTTCCAATTAAAATTAAAAGTTTTAATACAGGTGATTTAAGTTATTTGGGTAAAGAGAATAATCCTGATTTATATCCATTAATGCATGTTGTTCCAAACCAAATTACGTATGATGAAAACACAACACAATTTACATTATCCATTTTATTTTGTGATTTAGTTAACACAGATTTATCCAATGAAGTAACAGTAATCTCTGATATGAATTTATCTTGTAGAGATTTTCTATCACAGATTAAACTGGGTGTATTCTATGATTATTTTGATACCACACTACCAAACTCATCAACGACCTTTATGGAACGATTTAATGACCATTTGGGAGGTGTTGAATTAACCATTCCTGTTACAATCTTTGAAGACATGAATGCGTGTGACCAATATGAACCTGTTTCACCTTCACCAACTCCAAGTGTAACCCCAAGTGTAACTCCATCAGTTACTCCAAGTATTACTGTAACTCCATCGATAACACCTACGTCTTCTGAAACACCTTCACCAACTCCAAGTGTAACTCCATCAGTTACTCCGAATATTACACCTTCTATTACGGCAACTCCATCATTAACACCAACACCAAGTATAACTCCAAGTACGAGTTGTATTACAGTAACACAATATCTTTGTAGTGAATTCCAAGGAAATAATAGTATAAGATTTAGATTATATAATAATTCAAATTGTACAAGTAATGCAAATGCAGAATGTGATATAATTGTTACAGGAACATTTGATATTTTAAATGGTTCAACAGGAAATACGTATACAACAACAATTGCGACAAACGACCATACACATGATTATAATACAGGAAGTCATATTACGGGTTATACTATTGCAACAATAACTCCACAATGTAATTGTTATAATGTTATCTCAAATATCCCTTTGGCAAGTCCAACTCCAACACCAACTCCATCAGTTACTCCGAGTATTACTGTAACTCCATCAGTAACTCCAACTCAATCTATTACGCCGACACCAACCCCATCCACAACACCTACAACGATAGAAGTTAGAGCAAGATATAGAAGAACAGTATTATTTGGTAGTGGTAGTAGAACTTTAACTGTTTCTGCTATGCAAGCATTTAATGTTGGTGGGGTTGGTGGATGTTTTTTAACACCAACAATCGGTACAAGTACGGGAGTAATAACAGGTAATTATAATAATTCAATTCTTACAATACCAAATACTTGTAATTTTTCACAAGCATCTTTTACAAGAGATATACAACGTGGTAGTTCAGGTACAGGTAACTATCAATTAGTTTCTTCAACAATAAATGTTTTTCAGACAACAGATAATAATTTAGTTGCAACATCTACTTCAAATTTTGGACCTGACCCTATTTTTACTAGTCCTCGTACAGATAATTTAAATGTTAATCATACTTTTATACCAGGAAATTTATACTTCATAGAGTTTCATGATGTAATACAAATATTATAATATAAAATGCAACATTATTTAACATATTACAAATTAATTGAGTTAATTAAAAATAATCTCCCAATCAAAATGAATAGTTTTGGTCACGGAGATATTGTTTATTATGGGGATAAAAATGAAAATACATTATATCCTTTAATGTTTGTAACACCATTGCAATTTACATACGATGAAAATACCACACAAGTAAATTTATCAATAATCTTTGGTGATATTGTTAATACTGATTTATCCAATCAAACGGATGTGGTTTCAGATATGAGTCTTGCAGCAAGAGATTTCTTAAGTCAAATTTCAAATTTTGGTGGTTCATTCTATGATTATTTTGATGTTGTTGTACCTGTAATTTCAAGTACATTTATTGAAAGATTTAATGACCATGTTGGTGGTGTTGCATTAGATATTAATATAATTTATTTGGAAGATATTGATGCGTGTGAACAATATATCCCAACACCAACACCATCAATTACTCCATCAGTTACTTCAACTCCATCATTAACACCAACACCAAGTTCGACTCCAACTATAACTCCTACCCCATCAATTACTCCAACAGCAACTCCAAGTTTAACCCCAAGTTTAACACCATCTATTACACCTACTAGTTCTGTAACACCTTCATTAACACCAAGTGTTACTCCATCAGTAACATCGAGTGTAACTCCATCTATTACTGCAACACCTTCTGAAACTCCTAGTGTAACTCCTTCTGAAACACCATCATTAACACCAAGTATTACACCTACTTCTTCTGTAACACCTTCATTAACACCAAGTGTCACTCCATCTGAAACACCAAGTGTAACACCATCTATTACTGCAACACCTTCTGAAACTCCAACTCCTACACCTTCTGAAACACCAAGTATCACACCAACTTCATCGGTAACACCTTCATTAACACCAAGTATCACCCCATCTATTACTCCAAGTATAACATTATTTGAAAGTCCATCAGTGACTCCAAGTATCACCCCAACTTTAACTCCAACACCAACCCCAACTCCATCTATTACTGCAACACCTTCTGAAACTCCGAGTGTAACTCCTTCAGAAACTCCGAGTATTACACCTACGTCTTCTGAAACACCAAGTGTAACACCATCTATTACTGTATCACCCCAACTTTAACTCCAACACCAACCCCAACTCCATCTATTACTGCAACACCTTCTGAAACTCCGAGTGTAACTCCTTCAGAAACTCCGAGTATTACACCTACGTCTTCTGAAACACCAACTCCGACACCTTCATTAACTCCAAGTATTACCCCTACTTCGTCAGAAACTCCTAGTGTAACTCCTTCAGAAACTCCGAGTATTACACCTACGTCTTCTGAAACACCAACTCCGACACCATCATTAACGCCAAGTATTACCCCTACTTCGTCAGAAACTCCTAGTGTAACTCCTTCAGAAACTCCGAGTATTACACCTACGTCTTCTGAAACACCAACTCCGACACCATCATTAACGCCAAGTATTACCCCGACATCAGAAACACCTTCTGAAACTCCAACTCCTACGCCTTCTGAAACTCCAAGCATAACTCCTTCATTAACTCCAAGTATGACTCCGACATCAGAAACACCTTCTGAAACTCCAACTCCATCAGTAACACCTACTCCATCATTACCTAGTGAATATCTTAAAATAATAATTGGTGGTTTATTTCAGAATTTTAATGGAAAAGGTAGAAATAGATTAGTTCAATTAGATGAAATCGGAAATGAAGATGTTTCATTTTATACTAATTTAGGTACAGCATTTGGGGCTCAAGTAAATACAACAAATAGACAATCTGATGGAAAAATATTAGTTGGTGGTACTTTCACAACATTCAATGGTAACACTAGAAATAGTTTGGTTAGATTAAATAATGATGGAACTGAAGATACCGCATTTTATACTAATATGGGTACAGCATTTAATACAACTGTTAGTTCCATAAAAGAACAATCAGATGGAAAAATATTAGTTGGTGGTAATTTTACAACATTCAATGGTGCATCAAGAGTTAGATTACTTAGATTAAATTCTGATGGAACAGAAGATAGCGCATTCTATACTAATATTGGAACTGGTTTTGACTTTTCGGTACTTAATGTAAATCAACAATCAAATGGAAAAATATTAGTTGGTGGTTCTTTTATAACATTTAATAGTAACACTAGAAATGGACTGGTTAGATTAAATTCTGATGGAACAGAAGATACTGCATTTTATACAAATTTAGGAACGGCGTTTGGTGGTCTTATTAATGACACATTTATTCAATCAGATGGAAAAATAGTAGTTGGTGGTAATTATTCAACATTTAATGGTAATACTACTAATGATTTAGTTAGATTAAATTCTGATGGAACAGAAGATACTGCATTCACAACAAATTTAGGTACAGGATGTACAGGTCAAGTATATGTAGTTAAAGTTCAATCAGATGGAAAAATATTAGTTGGTGGTTCAATGAGTCAATTTAATGGAAATATTAGAAATGGATTGATTAGATTAAATTCTGATGGAACAGAAGACACTTCGTTCTATACAAATTTAGGAAGTGGATTTACAAATACTAGTGTTGTATTTGATGTTGAAATTCAATCAGATGGAAAAATATTAGTTGGTGGTTCATTTACTTTGCTTAATAATGTATCGAGATTATATGCAGTAAGATTAAATTCTGATGGTACACTAGATACAGCATTCTATTCAAATATGGGTACCTCATTTGATAATACTATTAGAACAATTTTAATTCATTCTAATACTGTTCCACCTGTTACTCCTACACCAACACCAAGTATAACTCCAAGTTTAAGTCCAACACCATCAGTTACTCCAACTAGTGGATTACCTCCAAGTCCAACTCCAACCCCATCAACAACTCCAGCAGTTCCACAATCAATAAATATTGGTGGTACATTTACGACATTTAATGGAAATACAAGAAATAGAATGTTCCAATTAAATAATGATGGGACAGAGGATACGGCATTCTATGCTAATATGGGAACGGGATTTAGTTCTAGTGTTAATGCAATTGTCACTCAACCTGATACCAAAATAATCGTTGCCGGTGCATTTACGGGTTTTAATAGTAATGTTAGACGTAGATTAGTTAGATTAAATAGTGATGGAACTGAAGATACCGCATTTTATACAAATTTAGGAACCGCATTTACTAGTGGAGATGTTTCAACTGTTTGTCTTCAATCAGATGGAAAAATAGTAATAGGTGGTGGCTCATTTACTTTTAATGGTAACACTAGAAATAGAATATTTAGATTAAATAGTGATGGAACTGAAGATACCGCATTTTATACAAATTTAGGAGGTTTTCCAAATAATACTGTACAAATAATTGTTCAACAATCTGATGGAAAATTATTGGTTGGTGGTTTATTTACACAATTCCCATCAGGTATAACAAGAAATAGATTGGTTAGATTAAATTCAGATGGAACTGAAGATAGTGCATTCTATACTAACATGGGAACAGCATTTGGGGGTTCAATTAGTGATATTAGAATTCAATCAGATGGAAAAATAGTTGTAGTTGGAGGATTTACAACATTCAATGGTAACACTAGAAATAGAATACTTAGATTAAATTCAGATGGAACAGAAGATAGCGCATTCTATACTAATATTGGAAGTGGAATTGGTACAAGTCCTTCAGATTTGGCTATTCAATCAGATGGAAAAATATTAGTTGGTGGTTCTTTCACCACATTCAATGGTAACGCAAGAAATAGATTACTTAGATTAAACAGTGATGGAACAGATGATACCGCATTCTATACTAATATGGGTACAGCATTTAATGGTCAAGTTTCCAATGTACAGGTACAAAATGATGGAAAAATTGTTCTTGTTGGTACATTTACAACATTCAATGGTCTCACTAGAAATAGATTGATTAGATTAAATAGTGATGGAACTGAAGACACTTCATTCTATACAAATTTAGGAACTGGAGTTAGTGGTAATCCTAGTGTTATTTCATTTAGTTAATATGGAAGAACAAATATTACAACAGATTGCAAATTTGTTAAAAACAAATATTCAGAATAATTTAAAAAAGAATTATCCTGCAAGAACTTTTGGTGGTCAAGCAAAACCTGTTAGTGGTAGATATCCAACTCCAATTTCAAATAGAATATCATCAGGTAATCTATACAATTCGGTGAATGTTGAATGGGTATCAGATTTTGATGACCCACTCCCAAAATTGGTTGTTGATTTTGGTACAGCAGATTATTGGGAATTTGTTGAGAATGGTAGAAGACCTGGTCGATATCCTCCAATTGGTCCAATCGATAGATGGACATCAAGAAGAGTTAGACAAGCAAGAGATGAGAAAGGTAGATTTATTCCAAGAAAATCGTTGGTATATTTAATTCGTCGTTCAATTGGAAAATATGGATATTACGGAATTAAGTTTCTACAGAATGCAATTGATTCAACAATTGATGAGATTGAAGATAAGATAGGTGAAGCAGCAAAAATCTATTTTGAAGATTATATAAACAAGAATTTTAAATTTGATTAATTTAATTATATTTATAATATATGGCGATATCCATTTTAAGAAGTCCTGAACCATTTTCTCCCGTTTTATGTGATGGATTATATTTCATAGTTAGTGGTGACACAACAAATAAATTTGATTACAGATACACATTTACTGTTGAAATAAATGGTGTTCAAGTTTATGCGGGAAAGACAACACCAAATCCTTATGGACTTGGAACAATTGATGTTTCAGAGATATTAAAGAATTATTTAAGTAATGGACCAGTCAGTAGTTGGTCAGGAACAACAATATATGTTCATGAAACATTTCCATTCTCAAATCCAAATATTGAATCGGGAACGGGAAATACATTTGTAAGATATTATCAAGTTAGATGTGGAGAAGAATATTCTTCAACTCAATTTGGTACTGTAACAGGATTTACGGGTATTGGAAATAATGTTGGAAATCCAGCACAACAAAATGGTATCTATAAAGTTTATAATGGAACAATGGTTTCCAATCAAGATTCTGATTTGGAAAACTTCGATTATCAAGTTTATAATATGGATGGTTTACCTGATTTGGGTAAATTCATGACCAATGCACCAAGAACTGTATATATAAGAGAAAGAGACTGGTTCACATTAGGATTCACCAATTGGTGGTTATCAAATGTTAGGGTTGCTGAACCTTATTATGTTGAATATAAATTTTATGATGTTAATAATAATTTATTATCGACCGTAACATTTGATAACATATTACAAAACGGTGGTGGTCCAAGAAATGATTGTACGACCAATTATTTGGGATTTGTATTTACAAAATATGTAACTGATTACAATGTATTGTATGTTGGTGCAGGTCCAAAGAATTTGGATAGTATAATGCCAGCAAATACAAAAAGATATACCGTTCAATTATTTGGTGGATATCAAGGTACGGTCGAAGATGTTTCTCCGTCACCAACTCCAACACCATTCCCATCTACAACACCTGATTGTGTTTGTGAAGAATATACATTAACAAATAATGATGCATTAAATGAACAAGTATATACCTATACAGATTGTACAATTAAAACACAAGTAACAGGTTCGATTAGACCATTACAAACTCAAACAATCTGTGCTTGTATTAATTCTATTTTATATCCACCAATTATTGATGTTGTTGATAATGGTGCTTGTGTTTTAGTAACACCAACACCAAGTGCAACTCCATCATTAACACCTACTCCAACAGTGACTCGAAGTGTAACTCCAACACCATCAGTTACTCCATCACTTACTCCAAGTTTGTCTCAAACACCAAGTCTATCACCATCATCGACACCATCATCAACACCAAATCAATCTTTGACACCAACACCAAGTGAAACTCCAACTCAATCAGTTACTCCAAGTTTAACAAGAACACCATCGGTAACTCCATCATTTACACCAACACCAACACCATCGACAACTCCTTGTACTTGTCAAACATATCAAATTACCAATGGTAGTTTACTTGATGTTGGTGAATATTCATATATTGATTGTGACACAAAAGTTTTAACAACAAAAAGTATAAGTAAAAGTACAGCAATTCAAGTTTGTAGTTGTGACACACCAACAACAAATGATGGATTTATTGAAATAATATTTGTATGTTCTTCTTGTCCATGCCCAAGTCCAAGTCCAACCCCAACGAGAACAACAACTCCAACTCCATCTAGAACACAAACTCCTACACCTACTCCTACACCATCTACAACACCTTGTGCTTGTTCTGAGTATAGTGTACAAAATAACGAAGAAACTTCAACAACGGTTGGATATACAAGTTGTACAACAGGTCAATCTACATCCGTTGTAATTAGTGCGGGTAATACATCAACATTCTGTTCTTGTTCATTACCTGAATCAATTCCACCAGGTAAAAATATAACAATAACATTATTAGGTGCATGTCCACCTCCAGGTTAAAAATTAATATATGAGTACACCAGTAAATCCAGTTCCAACAGGTATATCAGGTAATTGCGTAACATACAGTGCGGTTTCAGAATTATTTACATTTGAAATCGAACCCGATTGCACGCGTGGATATAATCAAAAACAATTTATGTTTAAAAATAGATTTGGGTTGTATGATTATATGTGGTTCAAAGGAGCAATAGAAGAAGGTTTAGGAATTTCGAGACAAAGTTATAAAACATGGTCAGTATCTTGGACAGATAAATTAAGTAATCTAAATAAACAAAGATACGATAGAGGATTAACAGATGCAGATGTATCAATTATTGAAACACACATTGTTAATACAGGATTTATAACACTTGAAGAATTTCAGTGGTTAGAAGAACTAATGACAAGTTCAGAAGTTTATATTATTAATGATGATGATGAATTAAGACCCATTAATATTACAAACGCAGAATATGTTAGAAAAATAGAAAATTTCCAACCTATTTATAATTTGGAGATTACCTATCAATATAGTAATAATATCGCATTAGTAGGAAACAACAGATAATGAAAAGAAAATTAAAATACCCGATTTCAGAATTATTAAAACCACTTGGTGAAAAGAAGTGGCAAGGTAATGTTTATGGTGCCAGATTTGATGGTCAAATTATAATGAATGTTGAAAAAGAAGTTGGACCAGCACCAAGTCCAAGTGTAACTCCTTCTGTAACACCGACTCCAAGTATCACTCCTACTGAATCAATAACTCCAACTCCATCAGTAACACCTACTGAATCGATTACACCAACACCAAGTTCATCTTTTATTCCGTCAGTAACACCAACTCCAACTCCTACTCCATCATCTACATTACCAGCATTACTAGCATTCCAACAAACTGATTCAAATTTTACAAATGGTGATAGTGGCGCATGTTCAGGTTGGCAAGCCGCTGATGCGTATTTTCAAAAGACAGCAACAGTTGGAGGTAGTGCGGGAACATCAACATACACAATTCAAACATCTAATAATTCAACACAATGGGGATTACAGCATAAATTAACGATTCCATCAGGAACAACTTGGAATGCTGGTACATGGACTGTTAAATTACAAGTTGGTTCAACAGGAAATAATAATGTAACATTATCACATGTTTATATTTGTAGAGTTAATAGTTCAAATGTATCACAAGCAACGATTGGTAGTGCGACACCAGGTACAACTGTATCTGCAAATTCTTTAATTACTGTTAATATAACAGGTTCAGCACAAACACCATCAAGTGGAGATTATGTAAATATTGTTTATGTATTTGCAAATACTGTTGGAACACCATCAACATTATCTTTTACAGTTAAATCTGACCAAATTATTAATTCACCATTTACTTAAAATATATTTAATTTTCCATTATTTATAATTGATGGAGACGCAATTACTTGTTCAAATAGAAGAAAATAGATGGGATAGTTTAGACCTATTCGATGAGATTCCCATTCCCGTAACAATTCAAGAAACAGATGTTCTTCAAGTTGATGCAAGGAAATCGAGTTTCTCAAAGACATTTACAATCCCTGGTACAAATAAGAATAATCAATTCTTCAAGAATTTTTATTCTCTTATTTCAACGGATTTTGATGCGTTACAAAAAATACCTTGTATAATCACAAGTAAAACAACAATTTTATTTCAGGGTTATTTAAGACTTAATTCAATAACAATTAATAATACAACATATGAATATGAAGTATTTGTTGTTTCCAATCTAACTGATTTTTTTAGTCAGATTAAAGATTATCAATTACAAGAATTAAATTTCGGGGATTTAACACATGATAGAAATTATAATAATGTAACAACAAGTTGGGAAGCCAATGGTGATGGTGTAAGTGGTTTATTTGGTGGTAAGATAATTTACCCAATGATAAATTATGGATTGAGATACGATACACCTGGTGGTACTGGTACAACGATTCCACAATGGGAATTTACTTATGTATCTACGGGTAGAACGATTACCAACGCAAATTATGCCATACCTGTTGATTATTTTAAACCCGCAATTCAAATTAAAACTGTAATTGATAGAATTGCAGAAAATACAACCTATACAATTAATTCAGAATTCTTTGATACAGATTATTTCAAATCCATATATATGGATTTATTTTCCAATGGTTTCAATTCAGAAGAATTAAGTCAAAGTGGAAATACCAACCAAAATATTTTTAGAGTATATTCTCCAAATGAACAAACATTCTTTCACAATTCAAATGTTTTTTCACCACCATTCACAACATCAAGACAACAAGAAATTCAATTTGGTTCATATGGAACGGATGGGTATGATAATTTAAATAACTATATTTTATATTCATCATCCAACACACCACCAATTAACAATTATTTTAGGGCACCAAGAACGGGACAATATTATTTTAATTTGATGTTTAATTTTGCAGCATCATTTAATAATCCTGGTTTAATTGCATATTTCCAAATTATCGCAAGAAAATCATCAACAACAAATGGATTGGTGAATGATACAATTGTTTGGGCAATGCCATCGACTTTTGTAAATGGAAACCCAATTGATTTTGTTCCACAGAATCTATTTTTCAATGTTAATTTAAATGCGGGTGAATATATCAAATTATATTTGGTTATTAATGCTGGTAATGGACCAAACGCAAATGTAGTATTATATCCTTATAATTTTGGAGGAATAACAAAACAATTACCAATGTTTGAACTATATAGTTCACCTGGTATTGACCCCGCAACAAACATAAATGTAAATCAAGGTATCGTTAATACAACTTGTGTTGATTTTATTAAATCATTAGTAACAATGTTCAATTTGGTTATTGTTCCTGATGATGAAGAAAAGACAATCAACATGATTCCATATAATTGGTACTTTGCAGAAACAAATAGAATAAAAAAAGATTGGAATAAAAAACTTGATTTAAATTCAAGTTATAAAATTTCACCAAATAACTATGAACTAGCAAAAATCCAAGAATGGACTTATTCAAGTGGTGATGAAGAATATCTCAACAAAATGTTCGAAGACCAAAACACTTATGTTTTTGGTAGAAGAAGATATGTTGCATCATCCAATATTTTGAGTGGTGAACAAAAATACGAATTAATATTTTCACCATTACCATCCGATGGATTGCCTAACGCACCAAATTTTATCATTCCAAATCTTGGTAAATTTAATTCAGATACAGGAACCTATGAACAATACAATGCTAATCCCCATATATTCTTTTGGGTTGGGAATCGTTATGCGTATAGTGGAGACACCAAGTCATTTGTGCAACCATACTATATTTTTAATGACAGTTTTATTGCACAACCTTGGACAACATATCCTTGCGTAAGTCATTTAAGTAGTTTAGATATTCTTGATGCAAATTTTGTATCAGACTTATCATTTGAAACAGATTTCGATTTCTTCTCAAGAAATACATCATTATCAATTTTTGCAACACAAAATACTTTATTTAATTTATTTTGGTCGGATTTAATGAATGGAATTTATTCAAAAGAATTCAGAAAAATCCAAGCACAAATATGGTTAACTCCTCAAGAAATTGCGGATGTGAAATTGACAGATAAAATATATATTAAAAATGCAAGTTACAGAATTGAGAGAATAAATGATGCAGATTTAACTGTTGAAAAATTAACTGATGTAACATTGATTCGTGATATTGTTGAATATTATAAACAAACCGACGCAGATTTACCATCGCCAGTTTATAGTTTAGAACCAAATGCAATAGCACCACAACTCACGGGTTATAGTGAAGATTATTTTTATGTTAGTATCAATTATGATGAGGTTTGTCAATCTACAGCATCGTATGTTCAACTTAGATGGTTTGGACCATTTAATTACACAGGAACAATTGTATACGATACCAACTTCAATGTCATACCATTTGGAACATTCTTAAGAAGAGTAATGACCACACCACTTTGTGTTGTAGCAGATTATGGTGGAACTATAGAAGAGGTTTTACCTTCTCCTTGTTAAAACGGATATAAAAAAACATATTTATTAATATGGCAGCCAGAACAATTGGATTAGAAATTAGAATTGATGGGGTTAGTAAAACTGTTTCATCAATAAAAGAACTTGAAGGTGAAATTTCAAAACTTCAGGAAAGATTAAGAGGTGTAGCAATTGGTAGTGATGAATTTAATCGATTACAAGGAGAATTACGTTCAGCATCAGGTGAACTTGAAAATTTCAATAAACAATCTGAAGGATTATCTTTAGAACGACAATTAGAAGCGGTAGGAAAATTCACAGGTGGTATTACTGCGGGATTTGCGGCGGCAACTGCAGCATCACAATTATTTGGTGCGGAAACTGAAACACAAGAAGAAATTACCAAAGCAGCAACTACCGCACAGAATTTAATGACTGTTGCATTAGGTGCTAGAGCCATTGGTGAAACATTGGTTGGTGCTAACACTTTAATTCAGACTGCGGCAACAAAAGCATCAACTGTTGCAACCAATTTAAATATTGTTGCGACAAGAAGTCTTACCGCCAATTTAAGAGCGTTATATGCCACAATGTTGGCCAATCCATTTACGGCAGTACTTTTAGCGATTGGAGCAATAACCGCCGCTTTTCTTGCATTTCGAGATTCTGTTGAAGAATCCGATAAAGGTCTCGAAAAATTTCCAGATAGATTACAACGTACAAATGATTTACTTGAAAGACAAAAATTATTAGATGAAGCAACTCTTCTTGATATGGAAAAACAAGGTGCAACACAAGAAGAGATTAATCAAAAAAAATTAGAACAATTAAGAACAACTCTTGAAACGTTAAAACTTACAAGACAACAAATTATTCTTGACGAAAAAAATTTAAATGACATAAAACAACAAACAACTGATAAAGAAAAGCAAGATGAAATACAAAAAAAAATAAATGAAAAAAATACTCAATTTCAACAAACTCAAAATTTAATATTAGCAGCAGAAAATGCAATTACGAAAGAAAAGATTAATCAAACAAATGAAAGTAAAAAACAAGTTGAAGAACAAAAAAGATTAAAACAGGAAATTGCTTTCACCAATGAAGAATTAAGAATTAGATTATTGGATGCTGGTCCACTTAGAGAACTGGCAGAATTGGAATTGCAATATGAAAAAGATTTAATTGGTCTTCAAAACAATAGACAAGGTCGTTTAAGAAGAGAAGAAATTTACTTTAAAGAACAAGGATTAATTCGTGACAAATTCATACAAGATTTTGATGAATTTTTAAAAGATAATCAACTAATTGTTAATGATTTAAATAAAGCAGAATTTTCTTTACAAAGACAACAAGAAAAAAGAAGAGATACATTTGAGAAATTCTTTAAAGATTATGAAGAACTCTACAAAGAAACTTTTATTTTTCAACAAGCAATTTTAAATCAATTAACCATTCAAGAAGCGGAAGAGTTAAATGATTTATTATTAAAAGGTCGTATTGAGGGATTAAAAGCACAAGCCGAGGTTAACGAGAAATTTGGGAAAGAAAATCTTGACCAACAAATCAAATTATATAATGCCGAATTTGATGAATTTAAAAAATCAACAGAGGAAAAACTTGCTGCAGAAATATTTTATAATTTAAGGTTACAAAAGGAAAAAGAATTAGGAAGAGAATTAACCAGAAAAGAAATAAAAGAAATTCAATCATTAGTCATTGTAGAAAGAGCTTATATTAGTGAGAGATTAGAAAATCTTAGAAAGTTAGGTCAACAAAGACTAAAACTTGCATCTGAAATTACTCAAGCAGAAAAGAAATCAATTGAACAACAAACACAAGATAATAAAAAGTATTTTGAAGATTTATTAAAACTTCAAGAAACTTATAAAAACGATAGAGAAAAATTAA